ATCTCTAGTTTCTTTTCCTGCCTCTGTATCTTCTACTTCTTTTGTAGTTGATAACATACCAAGTGAATCTAAACATATAAAGAGTGGTCTTCGTATATCTACATCTTGTTGCATGTATCTATCTAATACTTTTAATGCTTGATGTCTAAACTCTTGTACAGTTGTTACTGGCATTATCACCATTCTATTTGCATCTATACCTCTATCAACAACCATCTGTTTTGTGATTGCACTTTCTGATTCAAAGTATACAACACCACCATTTTCATTTTGGTCTAAAAAGTTTTTAACCATACCCATGAGAAAGAAAGTTTTACCTGTTGCACTTTCTCCTGCCAGAGCAGTAATTTTGTTTTGTGGAAGTCCACCATAAAGTGAACCAGAGATGAGAGCATTAAAAATATGAGAACCTGTATCTATAAAGTTCTCTACATCTCCAGCCTCTACACCATCTGAAACTATTCCAGCATATTCGTTACCAGTTTCTTTGATAACATCTTTTAAAAAGTCATTCATTTGTATCCCCTATTTAATTGCAATTGCACCAACGAACATATGATTACGCCAGAATGGTTGTGCAGTTTTAAATCCAGCACATTCTAACATACCTTCTAACTCTTTCCAAGTATTAGGTTTTAACATGTTCCTTAATGTTTTTTCTTTTTCTAAAATATCTGATGCCTCGAAATGTTTTCTTTTGTAATCATAAAAATTAAAAGTTATCATTTCTTGTAATCTTGAATCTTCACAAACTGTTTTTTCTGCAAAGATAAAAGCACCACCATGATTTAGTCCATTGTATATATTTTGTAATACATTAAATCTATCTTTTCTAGGCATAAATTGTAATGTAAAAATTGATGTTACTAAACTACAATTTTTAAAATCGTAACCACGAACATCTTTCTTTTCAAAATTAACATTTGCCCAATCATGTTCAGTCTTTATTCTTTTGTGTCTTGCATCAAGTTCTGTAAAGAAACTAGGAGCAAGTTCTATACCAACATAATTAGCATACTTACAAAATGATTGATTACCTTTTATAAAGGCCTCTGTTAATTTTCCTGTTGAACAACCTATATCAACAACATTTGTTTCATCTTCTACAAAGTTTCTAGATAGACTAACTACATCTTCTAGTAAATTTTTATATCCACGAATTGAATGTTCAATATGGTCATCAAAACCTTCTTCTCTTTGAGCGAAGGTAAAGTCATAATTTTTAGACATTATTTTTACTCCATTTATTATATGGTTCTATAACATTCTCATAGACAGATTCAGCAATGGCCTTCATCATCAATGAGGGTACCATTCTACCACATCTTTCTAATTTTTGTGACATAGAACCAGTCACTTTAAAATCATCTGGTAAAGCCATTATACGCTTTATTTCAAGAATTGTCAACCGCCTTTTTTCAATAAAGTGACAAACATCTGCATTTGTAGTAATTGTAGGGGCTGGATGGTGTCTAGACATTTTCTTAACATTGAAATGCCATCCTTTTGGATGAAAGTCATTTCCACCTAATACTTTATCTGGGTCATCTGGCATTAGAGATGCCGTATCCTTATAGTGTGCAGAACTTAACCATGTGTCTGTACACCATTTTAATTCTTCTGAATCTAATTCTAAATCTTTAAGTGCCTCTCCTGCTGTTACTATTTCTCTACTTTCTTGTGGAAAGATACCAGAGATGTTCATAAATGTTAATCCTATGGCCTCTGTGACATCCTCACGAACTGCTATAAAGATAACTCGCCTTCTAGACTGTGGTACTCCAAAATGTGATGCATTTAAAATCTTGTATGATACATCATAACCAATTTTTTCAAATGTATTTACAATCTCATTTAGTTTTAATTTTGCTTCGCCTGCAAGCAGACCTGCAACATTTTCACCTATAATTACTTTTGGTTTTATTTCTTCTGCAACTCTAAGATACTCAAAGAATAAGTCTTCTATATTTTCCACTACTTTGTTGTCTGAATACTTTTTAGTTTTACCCCAGCCATCAGAATGTTTTGAACCAGACTTTCCTAATGTACCACACATTGAAAATGCAGAACATGGTGGTGAGCCATCTAATATATCTAGTTCACCTTTTTGTATTCCAGCAGTTTGTAAAAAGTCTTTACCTGTAAGTTCTTTTATATCATCAGGTAGTATTTTTGTATCTGGGTAATTTTCTTTATATGTAATTCTTGCTTGTTCTACAAACTCATTTACACAAAGTATATTTCCACCTGCAAGTCTGTAACCTGTAGATGAACCACCACCACCAGCAAAGGTAGATATAACACTAAACTTATTTTGTGCCGATGCTTCTTTTACATCTTTTAAATTATACTTTTGATATTTCATATTAAAAATCTATACATCTTCCTTTCATTTCCCAATCATTATATCGAGTAGGTTCTAAACCATCTTTTCTTCCACCTAATTCTTTAGGGTTTTTTTTATAATATGGTTTCAATACTTTTTCATAAATTGATTCTGCAATTGCTTTCATCATGAGTGGTGGTACCATTCTGCCACATCTTTCTGACTGTTGACTATGACTACCTGTTAATTTAAAATCATCAGGTAATGACATTATTCTTTTTGTTTCTTTAATTGTAAATGGTCTAGGTTCAGTCCAATGCATAGCCCCACCTGTTGCTGTAATTGTTGGAGCAGGTTTATGTCTAGATGTTTTTTTCATATTAAAGTGATGACCTTTAGGATGATAATCACAACCTGTTTCAACCTTGTCTGGGTCATCTGGCATTTTCAACCAAGTTTCATAGTGAGATTTATTTTTAAATTTTTCTATTAATGTGTCTGCTTCTTTTTTATCTACTTCTATATCACTTAAACAATCTTCTAGTGTAACAACATCTCTACTTTCATCTGGGAAGATACTAGCAATATTCATAAATGTTAATCCTATTTCTTTTGTAACATCTTCACGAACAGCAATAAAAATAGTTCTTTGTCTTGTCTGTGGTACTCCATAGTGTACAGAATTTAAAACTTTAGATGATACATCATATCCTATTTCTTCAAATGTATTTGTAATCTTATAATAATATTTCTTTGCCTCTCCTACAGTTAATCCTTTTACATTTTCTGCAACAATAACTTTAGGTCTTAAATCTTTTGCAACTCTTAAAAACTCAAAAAATAAATCTTCTATATTCTCAATCTTCTTGCCATCAGAATAGTTCTTAGTTTGACCCCAACCTTTAGAGTGACTACCTTGTACCATTGCACCAGATACAGAGAATGCTGAACATGGTGGTGAACCATCAAATATATCTATGTCACCATACTTATTAAAGTTCTCTGCAGTAAGTGTTTTAATATCATCTGGTAGTACAGGTGTATTAGGATAGTTTTCTTTATATGTGTTTATGGCTTGTTCAACAAATTCATTTACACACAATATCTTACCACCTGCTAAACGATAACCTGTGGAACTACCACCACCACCAGCAAAGGTAGATACTACTGTAAACTTCTCTTGTTCAGAAGCCTTAACAACATCTTTTAAATTATAAGGTTTGTATTTCATTTTTTTTTCTTTCTCTTTTTAAATATTTTATCCCAACTTTTTTCGTAATCATCTTGAGGTACTTTCATTGGTCTTCTTTTATCACCTTTTCCAGCCATTAGAAAAACTCCTCTAGTGTTCCTTGTGTTCCATAACTACCATCAATTTGCCATTGTATCATACTAGTAATAAATTTTAATGGTTCTATAAATGACTTTTCAAATTGCATATCATAATCTACTATACTGTGTAAGTTTAATTCTTTTGGTAACTTAGTCATAAATGATATAGATGTTGATTGATATGTGTTTGGTATTTTCATATGTAAAAATTTAATCTTATCACCCTCTTGTATAAAAGGATACTTTCCTTGTAATTTTTTCTCCTTTAAAAGATGATTATATAATATTGCACCCTTACAATGTATTGGGGCACCTTTCTTAAATAGATTATGTGATTCAGTCCATTTTAATAATCCATTTACCGAGCGTGGGTACGCAACCATTTCTGGTTTTAAAGTCATAAACTCTTTTCTAAAATCTTGTATGAAACTATTTAGCACTTTAGAATCTTCGTTCATAATAATAACTAATGCTTCTTTAATCTTTTCACGACATGGTGCAGGGGTTGATGACTTTACAGCTTCAACACCCATGATTTTTAATTTAGGTTCTTTATAACGAACACCCTCAACATCATGTGCATTTAAAATATATCTTTTCTTTGCAACCCAAATTCCTTTGTCGGCAATCACTTCTCTTTTCATTTGCATTTTTTGTTCATATGCATTTACATAGTCAGCGAGTTCTTGATAACTTTTATCAATAAAAGGTTCGATTTTATCTGTAGCCACCTTGTCCAAGAAGTCAATGATTTTGGATTTGTCGGTTTCATCTTTGAATACTTTGCCAACGAGTTTGTCAAAGCGTATATACACCGAGTCCGTATCTGATGCAATAATATAATCTTCTCCATTGGTTTCAAGTATTTTATTAAGATACCCATTAAGAGAACGTTCAATATAACGAATAGCAAATTGACCACTGGTAGTAATTGCTTCAGCGACCAAAAGATTATAATACCTAAACCAGACATTACCAAGAGCACCATATGCACTATTAAGAGAAATCTTTTTGGCCATTTGGATATTATTAAATTTCGAAATTGTTTTTTTAAGTTTTGGGTCTTTAGTTCTTTCATAATCTTTTTTTGCCTCCAACATTAACTGTTTGAATTTCACTCTATCATCATACATCTTTTGCATGAGTTCAGGTAGAAAACCTTTTTGAGTTGTTTTAAACAAAGCACCATTTGGTGTCATAGTTGCACCTTTTAATATAGATGTATCTATTTTTTTATCTAACATTTTATCAACAGTTATGTTTTTAACTTTTTGGTTTGCAACTAATGTTTCTGGTGAAATATTATATTGCATAATTAAATGTGGGTATAGTGAATTTAAATCAAATGACATCACCCATTTATGTAAACCGACTTGTGGGTCTTTTACATATGCACCTTCAAACTTATCATCTTTCTTTCTTTGAATTTTTTGTGGTATAACAATACCTTTCTTTCGAAGTTCATTATAAATTAATATATCCCAATATTTAACTGAACCAAGTACATCCATATAATTAACTTTAGCATCATAAGCCATAGTCAAACATAGTTCAATCAATCTCATTTTATCTTCTAGTCTGTCCACGATTTCTACATCTTGTATGTTATAGTCAATGAACGATTGGAAGTCCTTTAAGTACCATTCTCGGAATGTTTCGTATGGATTGTCATCTTTAGACTCCCCTAACTCTACATGGGCAATATGGTCAAGTCTGTAACTCTCACGATTGGTATATGTAAACTTCCTATACAAATCATAATAATCTAAATGTGATACACCTTGTATATCATAGACTTGATGTTTTCTACCCATTTTATAAATTTCTCTACCTGTAACATTACCCCAAGGTGATAGTTTATTCACTTCATTTTCATCATATAAATTTTTAATACGATTACATACATAAGGTATATCAAAAAATTCTGTGTTCCAGCCTGTAATAATATCTGGTTGATTCTTTTGCCAGAAAGATAAAAACTCTTGTACTAATTTATATTCTGTATCACATTTTACATATGTAACATCTTCTCTTGAATTTTTATAATCACCTATACCCCAAACTAATATTTGTTTGTTTTGATGATTCTTAATTGTAATTGATAGTAGTGGTTCAATTGCTTGTTCTGGGTTTGGAAAACCATTTTCACATGCAACTTCTATATCTATAGTCACAATAAGAATTTTATCAACATCCCACTTTACATGATTAGGATACTCATCTGCAATATAATTATATTGAAATGTAGTATTACCATAGATAAGATGTGGTTGGTCTTCATAAGACTTTAACCATTCTTTTGCTTCTTTGATTGTGTTGTGTTTTACAGGTGTAACATATTGACCATCTAAGGTTTTGTGTTTTGTTTCTTTAATTACTTTACAGAAAAGGGTAGGGGAATATTTAACCTTTCGATTAATTCTTTCACCATTCACATATTCTCTGACAAGCAGGGTATTACCCCAAGGTGTTACATTTGTATAAAAGTTCATAATATAATAGCCAGTATATCTGGTTTAACAAGTATTGTCAATGTTTATTTGTTTTCTTCTTTTAAAAATTCTTCTGCGGTTTCTGGGTAGAATGAATTCAATGTTGCAAGTTTATCAGACGCATCTGCCAACTTGGTCATTTCTAAATCCATTGCTCCAACTAAGTCTGGGTGTTCACCAATACCAACTGGATTGTTTATATAAACATCAATGTTAACTTTGGCAGCAGCAACTTCTGCTTCATATTTTTTTCTAAGTGCATTTATCATTTTGGGTCCCTATAGTCTTCATCATTTTTATCACCTCGTTCTATGTAACTTGATAGAACGAATTTCCTGTCGGGATTTACTGCAACTTTTAATCTAGTGAGTAATTCCCTATTAATTAAAAATGTACTTCTAGAATCTCTTGTGGTTAATCCTATTGGTACATCCTTATATAATTTGTTATTAAATTTTATGTCTACTAATATAATTGGTCTTTTATCTATTTGGTCTACATGAACAGGTCTAGATACACCAACAATATTATTAGTAAATTTTTTACCATCTCTTTCCCATTTAGCCATCTTACCTTTTATTTCTAATTTGTCTACATGAAACATAGATGCTTTAGTTCCATTACCTGTATCAAACTTAGCACGATATGGGCCAAGTCCTATAATTTCTAATCTCTCTACATATCCAGCAACTTGTGTTGAACCTACAAATCTACTTTTAACTTTTGAAATATGAGTTACTATTTTTTCAATTAGTCTTTCGTTGGTTGTTTTTACACCTTTACTATTTCCAAAATTAGAACCAATACCTGGTGAACCATTACACTCTAAAATATATGCTTTACCATTTACGACTGAGTGGTCTACTCCAACCATGTATGCACCAGTAGAACGATATGCATTTAATATTAAATCTATTTCATCTTGTGAAAGTTTATAAGGAAATGTTTCTGCTCCTCTATGTCTATTAGAACGAAAATCTTCTTTTGGTTTTACTCTTTTAGTAGAAGCAATAATAACACCATCTACTACAATAGTTCTAATATCAAATGGCATTTCTAAAAATTCTTGTATTAATAGTTCTGCATTAAATTTCCATAATGATTGAACAACAGATATCATACTTTTAAAATCATTTACTATTGATACACCAATACCCTGTGTACCAGTAATCGTTTTTATTATAACTGGAAATTTTCCACCTATTCTTTTGTGTGCATCCACAACCGAATCTTCGTTATTGATTAATGATGTTCTAGGTGTTTGTATTCCATTTTGATTAAAGGTTATATAAGATGTCATTTTGTTATCACAAGTTAACATACCATCTCGATTGTTAATCATGAATGCACCTGCCTTTTCAAAAGTAGAAAGTAATGCAAGTCCTACTTCATTATCTAATACTCCTGCTCTAACAAATACCACTGTTTTAGATACATCAAAGTCTAGTCTTTCTCCCTCTACATTTGATATAGTTAAAGTGCCTTTTTCTAAATCGTTATCTGATACCCATGCTTTTTTTGTATTAACAATATGACATGGAATATTATTTTTATCTGAATATTCTTTAAGTTGGTTTGCAACCACTTCTTCTGTTGATGAAGATGTTTTAGTTAAGACAGCAATTTGGATATCACCATCATTCACATTTTCTTCTGTGATGAACGATTGAAAGTTCTTCATAATATATTTACTCTGAGTTGGGTTGCCATTTACCTATTGATTCTTGTTTTCCTTTATAGTCTGCAAGTGCAGCTTTGATAGCATCTTCTGCCAATACTGAACAATGAATTTTTACAGGTGGTAGTGCAAGTTCTTCTGCAATGTCACTATTTTTAATTTTTAAAGCTTCATCTACACTTTGTCCTTTAACCCATTCGGTTAATAAACTTGATGATGCAATGGCAGAACCACAACCATAGGTTTTAAATTTAGCATCTGTTATGATACCATCATCACCTACTTTGATTTGAAGTTTCATTACATCGCCACATGCAGGTGCTCCGACCATACCAGTGCCAACTGATGAATCTTTTATATCAAGTGTTCCTACATTTCTAGGATTCTCGTAATGGTCTAAAACTTTATCTGAATATGCCACTATACTACCTCTTTCTTTTTCCCTATGTTATATTTAGTTTCCAACATCCACTCATCTTTTTCTTTGAATGAAATAATTTTGATTTGACTTAATGGTGCAATCGGTTCTGGTGTACCTTTCATTGTAACCAATCCCCAATCACTTAGAAGTTTAACTATTGTATTTCTTCTAGCAATATCATTTTCTGATAAGTTTGTATCCTTACCATCAAGTGCAAATAATTCTTTAAAGTGTACTATGTAATACTTACCTTGTTTATGAAGTATATGACAAGACTGATATAGTTTCCTTTCTTTTCTAGAGGCAACTCCTATACGAGATAAAGTTTCTCTAATCTTTAGGAAGTCATCTGGTTCTTTCAGAAGAACCTCAAACATCTGCTCCTGTGTCCATTGTATATTATTTTCCATGTTTACCGCCTTTATCTAAACTATCTATAATAGTTTTTATTTGTTCATCATTTAGTATATTGAGAGCTGATTTTGCTTTTTCATTACCATATCCATAATACTCTTTAACACATTCTAAATGTTTTTCTTTCTTCGCCTTCAACCAAGGTGTGTACCTTTGTCTTGTTCTAAGAGTATTTAGTAAAAAGTCAAACTGCAATTTCTTATCTGTCTGATGATGTATATTCATCTCATTTACTAGGAAGATAGTGTCTTGAAAGGGAGCAAGACATTTATTCACAATATAAGCAGGATATTTCTTTTCCCACTGTTCATCTTCACTGTCCATAAGTTTTTCTTTGGAAGAATTTATAGCTTTTAAATATTCTTTTAATTCATAACTCATTTGTGATATCCTTGTTCTATTACTCGCCATGGTATAGTGTCTGCATGATTAGTTTCATTATATAAGTTTACACTATCTCCAGCAATTTGTATACCACTATCTTTTTTAAATCCTTTGTATGACATATTAAATGCAATACTTCTTCTTTCACCAGAACCTTGAAATGGATATACTTGATGAAATAAACTATTAGGAAATAGTAAACACATGCCAGGTTTTGGTTTTACTACAAAAGAACCTGTTGTAAAAATACTATCAGTTTGACAAAATGTAAATTCTATTTCACCATCCTTATCTCTTTTGCCAGGTATGTTTCTAGGTTTCATAGCAGGAACTTTTAAATATAACACAGCACTTATCTGACAATGTGAATGATTGTGTTGTGGATTATATTCATTTTCATATTGATGTACAGTCCAAATAGATTGCATTTGAGTTTTAACATCCATAGCATCCCATAAATTTTTTTGACCACCATTTATATAAGCTTGTTCAATATAACTTGTAGATAGTGCATGAAAGATATCCATACATTTTTTTTCTTCTAACATAGAATGTGGTATTTCACTTTCTTTTTTTATGACACCAGCAAGTCTTGGGCCCATGTCACCTTTTTCTTTAACTTCATCAGCAATTCCATTAAGTTTTTTAATAAATCCCTCTGGTAATTGTGCCATCATAACTAAAGGCCCAAATGGTTTCAATACTTGTACTTTATCTATTTCCATTTCACATCTACCATAATTTCTGTTAGACAAGCCAGTAAGTTTATTTCTTGGTCTGCCACAAATGCTGACTGATACTGATACTTAGATAAGATAAGAACTGCATGAGGTATAGTGCCGGCAGTAGCATGATTGTAAAGATTATCATAAATCCTACGAAAAATGCGTACAGGGTCATTATCAAGATTGTGAACAATCCACTTTCTAACGCTAGTGAATTCCTGAGCTTTGAGTGCGGTAATAAGTTCATTTATATTTACCTCTGATATGTTGACAAGAATACCAGCATCTATTTGACCTGATGTAGAATATCTTTGTAATTCGTTTATTGTTCTTCGCCAATCTGGGAAGTATTTAGTTAAGACTTCCATTATAACTCTTGGTTCGTATTTTACATTCTCAGATTCAAGAATGTTTTTAACACGAATAAAGAATTCTTTTGCAAGCTTTGGTTTATCATCCTTTGGAATAATAAAATCAATTACACTACATCTTGAATGTAGAGGGTCAATTAATCTGTTCTTATAATTACATGTAAGAATGAATCCACAATTTTTATGAAATTCTTCCATGAATCCACGAAGTGCAGGTTGTGTTGATTGTGGATTTAAATAGTCTGCTTCATCAAGTATCACATACTTACGACCACCTTCAAGTGATACAGTAGAGGCAAAGTTTTTAATTTTATTTCTAAGTACATCAATACCAGATTCTTCTGAACCATTTACAAGTAGTGATGTTGCACCAATTTCATCAAGCATTGCTTTGGCAACAGTAGTCTTACCGACACCAGGCCCACCTGATAAAATTAAGTTTGGTACATGTTTATCTTTTACAAAGTCTTTAAAAGTTTTCTTTAAGTTCTCTGGTAAAATACAATCATTGATTGTGCTTGGGCGATGTTTCTCAACCCATAAAAAAGTTTCCATAATATATAATCCAATTTGTTCATTAAGTAGTCATTAAGTATACTAGTGTTAAAGCAAGAAAAAATAATCCTGTCACCAATCCACTAAAAAATATTAACCAAAATTCTTTATTATTCATAAACTGACTCTGGCTCAAGTGCTACCCAATACTCTACATCTTTATTAGAAGATTCCAGGTGACTAATATTCTTTGATGAAATATCAACTTCATAATCACCATCCATAAGTTTTAAGTTTTCTACTTTGAAATAGAATTTAAAATCACTACCATCTGCAACAGTATCAACATCAATAGAGAATGTATTTGCAGTATCATTCTTTTTATCTTTGACTGTTAAGAATACATCAGTATTTTTTTTCTCTAATACTAAATCTGGTGCCTGTATAACACCTGCAGCTCTTTTAAGTTTATTTAAGTTTTCACCATTCAGTTTAAATGATACTTCTTTACTGGGCATAGTAATTGTTTTATTTGGTGAAGTAACAACCGATGGGTCTGAATAAAAATACTTCAAAGAATTCTTTGGATTATTTTCTTCTTTAATAGTTACAAACCCTTCATTAAAATCTAGGATAGGACTTGTAAATAAAGATATGGAAGCTAGAAATTCATTCAGGTCATAGATTGCTACTTCCTTTTCAAATGATTCTTCTACTTTTGCTTTTGCGACAATGTTTTTCATTGCAGACATTGTTGTTAATTCATTACCTTCTTTAATTACAAGGTTTTGATTTATTGTTGCAAAGTTTTTTAAGACTTCTACTGTATGGTCACTTAGTTTCATAATATACTCCGTTTGGTTAATGTTCTTTATTTAATGTTGGTG